GTCGTATCATGAACATTGGTGATAGATTTGTTTCCAGCTATAATGGTCTCTATTGCTTCCTTTATCTTAGCATCGGTTAATGATACTTCACTCCCCAATACAGAATCAAGCCGTTCGCCGTAATAAAGCTCCTTTATGCTTACGATCGTTTTCTGTGCCATTTCTTTTATAATTTAGTATTTACAACTTCAAATTTTAATCTCACATTTAAAAAGTTTGAAAAAGTCTCTCCATCTTCTTCAATGACAATATCTTCCAATTTGTAGATGTATGTCTCTATGCCCGATTTTCCATATACGGTACTTCTGAACGCGCGGATGCACTCGTTTTCAAGTTCTGTAATTCTTGCGCCATCCGGACGGGAATATGTTAATCCGTCCTCTTTGGTGAATGAGATATAAGGAACATAAATACATATACGCGGATATGACCGGCTTAATTGCCCGTTATCCGCACCACCCGGTACAACTATCACAATCCTTTCAGGTACGTCGTTTTCACGAACGGGAGCATGCTTGTCTTTTACAATTTCGGATATTTCACCGAAAACGGGATTTAATTTAATATCCCTGATCAATATGTCCTTTATTTCGCTTACTGAAATCATATATAGATAGTTGTGTAATTATTAATATGCCCGGATGTGTGCTTAATATCCACTATCTTTCCTCTACCCAGTATATCATCTCCATCCATTACAAGTACTTCCATTCCATAAGCCAGATTGCGATTACGTTCAAGGTTAATGAAATAAGTAACTTCAATTCCTTTACCCAGGTAACCGCTTTTTTCCCGAATGCCTATATCATGCAGGAAACATCCGTCAATAAATTCCTTCATATCGTATCCGGAATCTTTTATCGGGTTTCCTTTTCCATCCGTCTGTGTGACCGGATTAATGATTCTGTATAATTGATGAGGCTTGAAAAACATATTACCACATGTTAGATTTGTCAGATACGGAAGATTTATTCAGAATATCATTTATACCAAGATGTTCACATAACCAGGAATAATACTTCAATAGCGCTTCGTTATCCCATGTGATTGAAAAACCGTTTTCAGAGATACTTTTAGCACGCAACAAAAGGTTCGGTATTACATGAATGGCCATTGCTTTCAATGCTTTCCCGATTGCATCTCCGGTCGCTTCATCGTCAAGATTAACGATCATTGAAATATCAACTAAATCAGCCTCCGACAAGTTAACGCCGAAGGTCTGAAATTTGGATGTTATGTACTCTTTGATTGTCATTGACTAATCTTCTTCCGGTAACTTTTCCGTTTTCTTAACTTTTATGGTATTTTCATCTTTCAAGGGATTATGTTTTTCGACAAGTCCATTTTCAAGAAGAAACGCGGCCCGTTCGTTATCGAATTCTACGACATCTCCCGGGAAATACTTCTTCCCGGGAACGTTTTTATCCATAAACAAATGTTTTACTACTGTTTTCATGCCTGTATGGTTTTAGTGTCGAGTTGGTAAATCTTATCAATTTTAGAAATGACAGGAAGAACCATAGCCTGAGAAGTCGTAAATTCAGAGAAAGACGGTCGAACCGTTGAATACTTAGAAACCATGATATAGCTATCTGCCATTTGATAGTTTACTCCTGCAACGGGAGAACCCGCTTCTGCAAGATCAGTCCAAACCAAAGCGCCGACGTTCTCTTCTGCGGTTATCGTAATCATACCGTCTTTCCATGCCTGTACCGTTTTCCTATTTCCGTTTCTTTCCGTCTTGATAACTCTATCGGTGAAAGCAACGGTAAATCCGAATTGTTCGCTAAATACAGCATTAGCCTGCTCGAAAGTAGGTATTGCAATATTTGATCCGACAAATCCTTTTCCGAAAGCAAAATATTCTCTGAATTGAGGAGAACGGATGATCTTTTGGAATGTAGCCCTTTGCATGTATGCGGTTTTCAGAAGATTCCCGTCTTCATTTCTCGCCTTGTCTTCGAGTCTACGCATATCATCGATTATCTTCGACAAATCAAGCGATTCAACACCGAATATGTTTTCTTCGAGGAATTTATAATCAAGCCGAATAGATATACCTACGTTATCTGCATCATCAGAATACGGATACAGTTCAACAATACCGGATGATAAACCTTGTAAAAAGGTCAATTCATTGCGCTCATAAATACCCTCAATGACCCGCGGAACATCTGCGAGTACTTTTGCGACGATCTCTTCTTCCGGAAGACCCATATTAATCATAATACGGATGTCTTTCATCTGCTTTTCATTCAGATTAAACTCCATACCGATCTTTGGTACTTCACCGGATACCTTTTCGATAGAATCCCTACGCTTAATAGGCAGTGAACTATCAAGGGCCACAATGTCAGCCGAAACACGTCCATATTCACCTAAGAGTGTAGCCCAACGCCCATCGGCGGAATATGTAGGAGTGAGAAGCCTCTTAAACCAGTACGGAGGAATAATGTCTTCCGGCTTTCCGTTCATTCTCTCCACTGTACGCAATACGAGAGCGGGAAAGTACTTTTTTACATAATCACTAAAAAAACTTTTTTGCATCGACATGGTTTAGTCCTCCCTGAATGTTATTAATGGCAACGCTGCCTTTACAGAACTCAAAATGTTATCCATCGGGATAACCGAAGCTGCCGGATTTACCGAGCCTCTTATCACAATACCAACGAAAGGTTTCTTTTTGCTTACCGTTGCCCTTACAATACCAACAATGGTATGTCCGGCCGGCAAATCGCCGTAAGTCTTTCCGTCAGCAGATACGGGAAATGGCTTGTACGTCTTCGTGGAATCTTCCATGATCACCACATGCCCCCCATAGATAGTATCAGGTTCATATCCGGTCACATCCAAAGAACGCCCGCCCCTGATCGTCTCGAAACTATCCCTGATAACGATATTATCATTACCGAAAAGGATAATTTCTTTTTCACCCATCATGTCTACTATTGAACTCATTTCAAATAACTTTTAGTTAATACCCATTTTTGCCAAGATAGCGTCCGTCTGCTCATTGGTAGGTTTTTCGTCCGTGTTAACGGGAAACCCCTGCTTGCCCCCAAGTCCGGCGGTTACGATGTTTTGCTTGGCAGAAGTCAGAACAGAGGTTATTTCTTCCTCGCTCGCATCTTCTTTCAAAATAAAACCTTCTTTGATACGCCATTCAGGAATACCGAGTTCCGACGCTTTCTTCCTGATCAGATTTTCGCGCTCAGATAGTTTTTCTTTCGTTTGATAGCCCTGAATAGTATCATTCAAAGGCTTAACTGCTGAATCGACGGCCGCTTTAACGGCCGAAACGATCTTTGCGTCCAAATCATCATCCTTTGGTTCTTGTTTAGGATTAGCCCCACCTCCTTTTGCTTTCAGTTCGTCAAGTTCCTTTTGCAGGTTCGATCTCTCGCCCCTTACTTTGTCAATGTCGCCCTGGAATGCTTTTAATAAACTCTCGACCCCGCTTATGGCGGTTTCTATTTGAGCCTCTTCGGTAATTTGCGCAGACATATAGTCTGAAACCCCCTCGAAAGCCTTATCGCCAAAACCCAACGTTTTATATTTGTTTTTCAGCGCAATTAAAATTTTCTCTTTCATACGTACGATAATTTATTTTGATGTAAAAATAATAATGAAAAAGAATAGAAAACGAGATTATTTGAAGGATTCACAAACACTTTGAAAAGAGTTTGTGAAAATAAAATTTTCTGCTTATCATAAGGGAGGAAAAACCGCATCGAAAAGATTTTTGTTTGTTGAATAAATACAGTATCTTTGCATTGAAGAAAGCAAGGATATTTAAAGATAGAACATTTATTTCGTCCCTTATTTGTCCCTCGCTTGATTTAAAATACGTTGTTTGTTTCTGATTTTCAATCCGTTATAAAACTCTGGGGCTGACAGGATTTGTCTCTTATATATATTCTTTAAAAGAAAACAAGACATAAACAAAAGCAATTAAAACATTTAAAAATCAAACATTTACATTCCTTTCTTTTTTTCTTTTGATTTCATTCCTTATTTATTTTTATCCTTTATTTATTTATTTTCTGTCCCTTATTTGTCCCTCGATAATGAATTCTTTATATATTTGCAGTCATAATAATATGGTGACGATTATGGCAAGAAAAAAAACTAAGTTATGCGTAACGGCTGATGAATTACTGGAAGCCTATTCTTTAAAATCTCAAAGGCATGAAAAACACACTTTAAAGGCTAAAGAATATCTTTATTTAAGAGGAAAGAAGCTTAATAGTGAGAATGTATCCCTGTTTATGGATTTCTGCAGGAATGGGGATCGCACGAAGAAATATCTCGGTTTATACCTCAATATCGAAACATCACTTTCTATGAAAGCGAAGAATGAAGAAACTTACAGGATAGCAAAAACCGTGGTAGCTGAAAAGAATGTAGAACTACAGAGAAATGAAAATGATTTCACGTTATCCACAAAAGTTAAAACTAAACTGGTTGACTATATACTTAATCTCGCCGATGAAGCATTAAAAAAAAGCAATAATCCTCATGGGTATTATTATGCTCTTCATGCTCTATCAAAGCATATAACTATTTATTCTGGTAATAATGTTACTTTTCAGCAGGTGAATGAAAAATATACGATCGGATTTATAGAGTATTTGAGAACGGCAGAAAATATAAATTACAATCGTAAGAAGGAAGGGGATATAAACAAAAAAGTAACATTGAGGCAAAATACGCAGCACAATTTATTTAAGAAGTTTACTTATGTAATAAAGAAGGCGGTTAAATCCGGTATTCTTGATAAAAACCCTATTGATAAAATCGAATATAGCGATATGCCAAAGGCACATGAAGGCTCAAGGGTATTTTTAACAATAGATGAAATAAAAAAACTCATCGCCACGCCATGCAAATATGAAGAGGTAAAACAGGCGTTCATATTTTCCTGTTTGGTTGGGCTTCGTTATAGTGATATTTCATCCCTTAAATGGAAAGATATCGAGATCGACAATAATGGTGAAAAACTATTGAGGTTACAAATCACTAAGACGAAAAGATATGAGACATTTCCTATCAGCGAAGAGGCCATTAAATGGCTTCCTGAACGAACTTCCGAAGATGATAGGATATATAATTTGCCCAAAAACGACAATGCAAACACTCATTTAAAAAAGTGGGTCAAAACATCCGGAATAAAAAAATATGTCACATTTCATGTGGCCAGGCATACAGCGGCTACCCTGAATCTTTCTCTTGGCACTCCTATAGAGACCGTTAGTAAATTGCTTGGCCATACTAAAATATCAACTACGCAAATTTACGCCAAGATCATTGACGAGAAAAAGAAAGAAGCCGTAGACCGGCAGAATGGGATATTTGATTGATAGTAAAGTCTTGAATAGTGTTTCTTTCAATTCACTGATTATCAGACACTGCGTGAAACACGCACCCTTTAAATAGCTTTTTTGACACTCATTTCCTCTCAATTATCTACTCTCACATAGCCAAATAAATCTTCGCCAACACCGCACAGAATATGCTGTACGGTATATCGCTATCTATAAAGTCGATCAATCGGTTTAATATTTTATTTTCCATAATATTAATCTTACAATTAAATGATCCGGAAGAAATTAAATCCCTTCCGGATTAAATTTTCAATCCACGCTATGGGCTATTTTCGCGGCCGAAGACTTGCTTCTTCCTTCACTGCGAAGTGCTGCGTACGTATGCTTTGCCCTCCGTGTCTTAAGTCCTTTAGGCGCTATGAAATAACCCCTGCTTCCTTTCACTACGTTAGATGACGGAAAGCCGGCTCTTTTCGCTCTTTTTAACACTTGCGCTTTTGATTCCGGCATGGCTCTTTATCCCAAAGTTTTCTGATTATTTCGGCTATGACCGAATTAAGTCCACAAACTGCGAACATAACGGGAACTATCTCCCATGAGATCGATCGTGTCGAAATTATGTACGCTAACGCTCCGTAAACGCTTCCCTGGCAATACAGGCAATCAAATAACGGCTTCCGAATAAATTTAAGCAACCCACCGGAAACCATGTATTGAACCTTATCGTATGCTTTTACGAGAGGAAATAATATCATTTCCTCTCGCGTGCAAACGAACACCCCCGTCGATACCAGGGATGCCAATATAATCGGGACGATCATATCCTTGCCTTTGCCTGAGTCGATTGCATATCCGCATGTATTTCCTCTTTGTAGTCCACATGGTGATGCGTATCTCCATCAAGGAAATCGGGAATATCATCACCTTTATAATGGATATGGTGGTGATGCCTGTCCCTACTCGTGATACAATCCAAATAATACAGCGTCTTACTCAGTCTGTAAATGCAATTTACATCTTTCTCGTGCAATTCCCCGGTACAGGCGCAAACCTTTGACTCATACATTTCAAGTTCATTGAACAACTTTCTTTTCAGTTCGTCCATGTGAACGGCTTCCATCTTATATTTTTTCAACATGATTTTTGTTTTTTAATTTATTAGTAACTCCTTTAACTCCTCTATATCAGAAGAATCCATTGTGATTGTCTTATCGAAATATGGAATGTTAAACTTGATCTTTCCATTCCCTATTTCAACTATTCCAAACGTTTCGACCTCTTTGCCGTTGATTAGCGAATCTTCGTATTGTGTAATCAATGATATTACATCTATATTCCCGCTTTTGTCTGCCAACAGATTCAGCACTACATCGGCTTTGTCGATATTGTTTTTGACTATCACACTAATAATAGGCTTAAACAACTTTCCAGTCGTTGTATTTCCTATTAATTCTGTCATCTTGCTGTCTACGAAGGCGACTACCTGTTCTTTTAACGCTTCAATCGTTATCATCCTTCCAACTGTTTAATGAATTCGGCATACGTCAAATCCGGATTCGCTCTCGATGCAAGTTTAAAGGCGTTGAACCGTTCAACCTCTTTATTTGCCTCTGCGATAACCGCATTCTTTTTCTCTTTGACGAGTTTATATTGCGCTTCGAGTATTTGATTACCCTGCTTGCTGTTCTCAACGTACGGGCGAGCAATGTTTATCATTTCCTCTTGTATAAGCTGCATGAGTTCCGATTCGTTTTGCCTGTACTCTTCATCGTTGAAAAGTAAATTCTTCTGCGAATCGGTAAGCGGCTCGATCTCCGCATCGATCTTTGCCCATATAGATGTTTCTTTCTTCGATTGAACGGTCGGATTGTTTCCGCTCTTTAACGCTTCTTTTTGTTTTTGCAAATTCTCTAAAGCGTCAATTTTTTCACGCATCACATCAAAGTTGTTATCAGACAATAACGGGTCTCCGTTCGATCCGATAAAGAAATTATTTTCGTATGCCATCTTCATTATTTTTTAAATGAATAACAGGGAGGCTTTAACACCTCCCTTTAATTGTTTAAGCGGATGCGGCAGCCGTAGTAGTACATCCACAAGTGACGCCGGCAAATCCGGTAACCGTCGGAGTAGACGGAAGAACCACTTCACCCTTAACGACGCGGCACATTTCACGTTCAAGTTCAAAGCGGGCATCTTTACGGGCATCAAGAATTTCAAGAGCGATAATCTTATCCTGATACGGGCGAATAGCTTTCATCTCTGCAACCTCTGTTTTCAGTTTGCCGATTTCAGACTGTGTTTTGTCATACGCATCACGTTGACCTTTGTAAAGTTCAAACGCAGTTTTGTCATTGTAACGGTACAAGTCCCGAACGTCACATGCTTCTTTCATTGCCAATTCACAATCGTCCTTCTGTGATTTCAGAGCCAAATTGAAAGTTAACCCCTGTTGGTACAGCGCTTCCGCTCCAAGTTGTTTTTCAAAACCAAGCGCAAGGCTTCCGATTTCTCTTTGTACGCCATTGAACTGACGTTCTACTTCTAACAGGTCGTCACAAGTAGCGGCACAGGAGTGTCTACCGCAACCTCCATGACCCTCATAGCCATAACCATCACCGTATCCGTCATGTTTTCCACGGCCGAAGACGCTTTTCCCGCCGAGCCATCCGGAGTTAATAACTCCAAGTGCAGTTCCGGCAATACCTAAGCCGAGCGCGGTATTAGATACTCCACGCTTCGCATACTTATCATGCTTTTCTTCACAATACATAATTTGAATAATTTAATAAACCGGCAAAATTACCGGTATGGCAAAATTACATCTTATGCTATTTTTGAAGAACGAGTTACTTTAAAGCTATGGGAAAGAAAGTTGAAAGATAGTTGGCAGGTGGTACATTTTTGGTGAAGTTCCTACAAATTATCATTGATTATCCTTTAAAAAGACCTCTAAGTATAATTAATGGAAGACCTAATATATTTATCGTTGTTGTAGTTAAAATGGTTATTAACACACTATCACTTAATTCGAAGAAACTAAATCCCGATATTGCAACAACGAAAATAACAAGAAACAACCATAATGAAACAACCCACATGACCCAATATACAAGGGTTTTTCGATGCTTCGTGTTGTCATCAAATCGTTTCTTTACCTGTTCTTTTAAATCGTAAGAATCTATATCAACACCACCATTTACCCCGCATGAGTTAAGGTCTGCTTCCGCCTCTATATTTATATCGTCGAAAGATGTGTCTCCGTTATTTGTCATCCTTCTTAACGATTATTGAGTCGAAGTATTTTTTTATCGAATCATCAGGTATTCTATCACCCCATTTAAACCCTTCCGATTTTACTGTAATATCCCATGGTGACTTTTCCATATGAGACCATTCGGACAAGTATGTGGCAGTCCTCTTGCCAAATACATTAAAAACAATCTTCATTAGCCCAAGCATTTCTTTGTCTGCGGCCAATTCAGATATACATTCATCAGAAAGAGACAATTCGGAAATATCAATATTTAATAGTTTGTTTCTTGTGGTAGGGAATACGGGGCCGTACGGCCATGCTTGCGGGTGTTCATTTGTCAGCCTTTTGTCTTTGACAGAAAGATATATACCATATGCAATATAGAGCAATTTCTGTATTTTAGTCATATTAATACCAAAATTGTGCTCGTTTGCATATGCTGCGATATATTTTGCTACATCTTCGCTTCTATATGCGTATACGTCATCAATAGTCATATGTTTTTATAACACAATTGGTTCATTTTTGTTGCAAATATAATTAAATATAACAATTCCGCATGAAACTCATCTATTTTATAGTGTTTTTTATCGTTTTGGAGGTAAAAATGAGCCTTTTCACCCAAACGGCTTTACCCTGCTCTTTATCTGTCTTAAACACACATTGTAGTACTTGTTATCCGGTTGATTTGAAATAAACGACGAAACCGCATTCACCGACCTGTTCAATTTCCCCGCCATCACATTCAGTTTCACGTCAAGTGATTCTTTGGCTATGACGCAGAACGCTTTCCGGCAATATACGAGCTCCTGTTTCTTCGATTTGCCAAGCACATCGCTTACCGTTACGTCGAACTCGCTTGCGCAGATAGAAAGGATTTCGGTTAAATAATCGTCCAGCATACAATACTTCTTAAAAAAGTTCTTTAAATTTGCAGCCTCTCAAATAACATAAGGTGCAGCAACACCGACAAATCAGGATATATCGTTTATAACAATATAGTCCTCTGTCGTGGTGTTGCTGCACCTTTATCATACACGCGGGTTGAGAGCCGCTTGTGTGGAGACGGGGGACTTTCATTTGTAATCCCCCTTAGAATTTAATGGTTATTCCCGGATCGGCGGTGCTTCGGGTTCGTCCGATACATAGCTGTTCTGCCATATCTCAACCATTTGGGTGATATGGGCTTTCGCATCCTGCAACGCTTCTTTTTTCCCTGATTTGTATCCGGCCTCCCAGCTTACACCGATAGTGACGGCCAACACGAATAAAGCAGCAAATACAACGGCAATCAAATTTGATTTGGTCGCCTGAAAAGTGAAAAATACTTTTTCCATAAATTATAGTTATTAATGTTCCGGGAAACGTTCCGGGAACGGTTGCGCGCGCTTATTCTTTCATTAACTCAATTCGGAATTTCAGAGTAATAAGATATTCATGCATCTGATGTTTCTGCTGTTCCATTAAACGCATTTGCTTTCCGCCAACAATGTTCTCTGCATCTTCGCATCCAAGGAACATAACGAGTTTGTTATATTTGTCCATCAACTCATTACGTTCAATAATAATCCTGTCAAGTGGAGTTTCACTCACCTTGTAGGTGCGCTCGAAAACATCCTTTGGCGACCAGCTTACATAACCTTCATATTGCGCGGTGTTTGCTTTCCCGCCGTCCATGTACTCTACAAGATACCCTTCATCTTCGCCGTTTTCGTCTTCTGGTAGTGTCCAGCCTCTGAAATCCACATAATCCTGCCTATTCATAGGCATTGCGTTAAGCACTTTTGTTCCAATATACTTTTTCATACATTTATATGGGTTTTACAAAGCCCGCCCAAGGCTTTTTAATTTAAACGGGTTTTTTGAGATGATACCTCGCACTTCCAACAAATGGTTTATGCTTAACATATTTTTATCCAATAGCTTTTCCGAAATCATTCCGGATGTCTATAATCTGGGATGCCAAATAATATACTCTGCCGGATTTCAGGTAATTCCTGATTGAGGCGTTTGAACTCGCTCTAACTCTTTTGTACTCGTCAAAAGGCATACCCTCCGGCCTTTTTGTAATAATATCCATATTCGTTTATTTAGTTTTGAACTATTCGGAATTTCCTAATAGTTGATTATTACTTAATCTTAAATATCAGTTTCAAAGCCGCTTTCCATCCTACCGATTTAACCGATCCGACAAGCCTGATCACAACATAGATCAGCCCAACGATCAGTATCCCCAGCGCTATTCCCCCGGCTTCCATTTTAATGTTTTGCCACCAGGATAATTCTTTCTCTACTTTCTTGATGACCTCTACCGGATAGGGTTTCGGAACACTGTCGGTTATATGAATGCTATCAACCCTAACCCTGTCCCGGTACTCAATTTTCCAATGTGATAAGAACACCGTATCGCCTTTCTCGCGTATATACACACTATCCAATATATGGATGCTATCACGCAAGTACTTATCTGTATACTCCGTATGCGTTTCCTTTATGGGGATATATACCGTCTTACAGCCCGTCATTATGGCCGACATGACAATTATCACAACCAGGATAATAAAACCCGTTACAGCGACCGGAAGACATCCCGATTCTGATTTTACCGGTTCGTATTCTTTACTTTCATCGTAATCATTCATAGCTTTATGCCTTAAGTTCGAAGTGTGGATAATCCTGCATCTTCCAATTGCCTCCCCAGTCAACATTTACGCCCATTTCTTTAGCGGTCTTTAGGATGTGCGCTCCGATCACCTTAAGTTCTTTTACGGCGTTTACATCTACATTTCCGTTGATATACGGGTATAAATCGACTGCATATCCGTAACCGTCCGCTTTGGGTTGGTGATTGGACTTGGTTTTCACGCCGTCGACATTGGTAACTACAATACCGAGTTTCGTTCTACCCTGAGCATATAGCTCTTGCTGACGTTCTACGGTACGCACGCCCTCGGTGACGGTGAAGTCGACGGGCGCGTTCCTGATAGCCTCGTGCATAACCTTGCATAATGTCGGATGCACGCCATTCATGTTTTTGATACTTCTTTCTCCGAATTTCATTTCGTTTCCTCCTTATCTTTCGTTTTAGTAATAAGACCCTCCGTATCCGAGCGATCTATCGACAACAACTTCTTAAGCAATATACTTATCGCAACACCAAGATTAATATGTATCCCTCTCGGCCTAAGTATATTCGATACGATTGAACATGCTTCAATGAGACAAACGAATAATACACCCAACTTGTCAATGTTATACCCGCCTCCCATAGCCAGATTGAGAATCACGAGCATGAGAACGACAGAAAAGTACGTAACCATTTTTCCCATCGTATCCCGCCATGAACGTGAGAACCTCCATTTCTCATTCATTTTCCTGCACCTTTGCCATCCGGTGAGCATATCGCAAAGGACGACTGAAAACATCACAATGATCCAGATCAACAACTGTTCGATTGCAGGAATAAAGAATATACCCACAGCCGTAAAGGCTCGCGTAAATACCGCATATATTGATGTTTCTTCCATTACTGTAATTCTGACCCCCGATTTAATATTTCTTCCGCTTCTTCCTCTGTAATAGCCCTGAATGTAGAAGTATCGGAATTTAACGGTACATAAGCTATGTTTCCAAGTAGTATATCTCCGTCTGTCAACCTCATGCCGGCCGGTGCCGATATTTTAATGAACAAGTCGTTTGGCTCTATGTGTATCATGATAACCTCCATCCTTTATTTGTGGCTATCGCTTTCTGTCCATCTGTTAGCTTAGCCAGGTTTGTCGTCCCTAAATAAATATAGTATGTACCGGAAACGGTTGCGGCATTCTCAAATAAGTATACCATAGATTCTACCGATAGCAATGGGGATTGTTGAAAACTTAACCCCGAAATAGCCAGCCCTTTTAATCTTATTTCTTTTAAAGAAGGAGTCGTATTGAACACGTTCGATGTACTTGTGATTGCTGATATATTTATAGTGCCCAAAACTTCTTCAAGTGAAATGGAATATTGTATTAATCCGGTAATTACAGTCGCATTTACTTCAACATTACCGAAGTTAATCTTTTTCAATTTCTGTGACCATTGAAATGTATATGACAAAGAAATTGCCTGCCCATTTGTTAACAATTCTATTTCTTCTAAATTCCAACAGTTAGAGAACATAGAATCAGCATTCTCAACTAAAGGAGCGTTTAATTTAACTTTTCCATGAACACCGGAAAAAACAAACATGTTAGATGTATTGGTGGCATTTGGAATATCCGTTGGTTTAAATGTAACCAATCTCGGAGTATTCCTAAAATAATTTGTAAGATTTACACCTGATATATTAACATTTTCCCCAATGTACATTACATGTTTATTATAATCTAAGGCGCTTGTTTGAACTATGGTAAATCCCTTAGGATCAATGATAACCGAACCTGGAATTGTAGCTAAAACGTTTGATGTACCTTTAAAAGCGTCCCATGTAGTTGAAGAATCGTTATTCATCGCCTTTGATCTCTCGTAATCGACCAATGTAGGTTGAATGAGCTCAGGATACCCGTTTTCAGTAAGCCATGTATCTAAAAATCCGCCACCCTCTCCCGATATACTACGTACGCCTTCTCCTATTCCAAGTATTGACATCCCGGATGTACTCACGCCCTTTTCTGTTATGGCTTTGAACGTATCGTCCAATCCTACCTTATATTTTTCTAATACTTCCGAAATCATAACCTTGCTATCGTTTTTAATATGGTTTCGATGTCGCCTACCGTAGTGTCGATCATTTCCTGTACACGCTCTTCTGTAACTCCGCCACCGCCACTTCCGGCCGTTAAAGAACCTGTTATAATTACGTCTCCGGTTATAGTTAGTTTACCGGCTTCCTTTTCGGCAATGTCAACCGTCGCCGTCTTAGAACCATTAAAATAAAAACCGATAGTCGGTATCATTGATGCCTGATCTAAGTAATTAGACGTTATAGATATATGAGACCCATATAAAATTATTCCTGATCGTCCATCTCCCGCTGAGGTTGCTCCAGCCGTTGACAGCACAAATTTACTGCCTTCCGATATTAAATTTCCACTAAATGTACCTGATACTCCTGTGATATTTCCACGTATTTCGACATCACCTGTAGCTAACATTTTGCCATATACATCTAACGTGCTTCTGAAATTAACCGGGAGAGTGGAGTACACTGTCCCATTCGGATTAATCCGAAATAGAACAGTACCTTCGGCATCCCAAACCTCGAAAATGCTGGTATAATCGTCGCCATTATAAACAATTAAATCCCCTGCGAATCCCTTTCTACCCTTTATGATTTGAGTAGTGTCTAAAGTAACGAAGTTTGAAAGGTCTATCGGATTCTCGCTACCTGTAATTGCCGCATCTAATTGTGCTTTTGTAACTGCGTCTTGCGGCAAAGTACCGTCCGCAAGATTTGAGATGCGTTGCATATTCATTAAAACACCCGTGTTAAATATACACAATCCCGTTACTTCCAGCCCGGAACTCAATTTAACCGCTCCTGCTACGGTTGCCGCTCCCGCTACGGTTAGGCCACCTGTGAATATACCGGATACTGCATTTATATTGCCGGTGAAAGACCCGGACGCCGCTATTAACGGAGCCGTGAATATCTTAGCGCCCGTTATTGTTTGAGGCGTGTTTAAAGTTACAAGGTTGCTAAGGTCGACACCCGTTTCGAGTTCGGCGAGTATGCTCTCGATACTATTAATCTTGTAATCCGTTACAACCTTCCAACTTTGCAATGAATTTATGGATTTTTCTATAGTCCCTACTTCTGATATGGAAGATTCTAAATCCTTCGCTATTTGTTGGATTGTATACGCATTAAAAGTATTGCTCCTGCTTTTCGCATCGTATTCTTTTTCAAGCTCGTCATATACGTGGACAATAATATCCGATCCCGTTACAGATGTACCGGAAATTGACAATCCGAGCGTATCGGAAATCCGAACGTTCCGTATCTCAAGGCATCCCCTTCCGATTCCCGGTCTTTCCTGTTCTACGTTTTGTACGCGTTCAAAGGCAAGTGGGTTTCGTAATATATCCACTCCATCCCATATACCGGAAACCTCAAGCCTCCATTCACCGTTCCTGTCCGCTTCATCGCCAGCTACGGAAACGGTCAGGATATTTTCCTCAGATATATATCCGGGTATCTCAACCGTTCCGAACACGCTGTGCAACATGCGGACACGCAGATGATCAAGGTCGGCAATCGGAATGGGAATCGAAGTCCCATCCGACCTGACCGCCGATAACTGATATTCAATAACGAATGAGTTACCCCTTGCTATCCTGGTAAGTGTCGCCATTTTCTTATTCGGCCTTTAAAAGCGTCTCAAAGGCTTTACGAATGACATAAGGGAATTCCGCCGCGAATCGAAGGATCGCCGCCGACATCTCCTTTGATACCTCGGCTTCGCCTTCATGGTATATCTTTCTGCCAAAATCAGATTCTCCGACATCTTTCGATGACGAAAAGATCGTGTTACCAAGAGA